CCATTACTAGAAATACTAACTACGCCAGAAGAATTTATATTCATTCTTTCTGTAGGAGTAATAGACCCGGTAGGTGTCGTTAGTAAACTTAAACGACCAGGCATTGAACCTGCTGCAGCAGTACCATCAACATATGCTCTAATAGAAGCACCTGCTTGAAATGCAGCTCCATCAGAACCTCTAAATTGCAAGCGACCAAACTCATCACCAGAAGATAACAAACCTTGAGTTCCAATAGTTGTACCTCTAGATTTAATTAAGTTGAATGCTGGTGGGCTGGTGTCGTTACTATATTGTCCAACTAACATCTGAGTTAAACTTGTGCCTAAAATTTGAAATATTGGGTATTGTGCTGTTCCAGTTACATCTTGAGGGGCAGCTCCACCAATAATAACGCGACCACTTGCGTCAATACGCATTTTCTCAGCATTACTTGTTCCAAACACTAGGTTGTTAGCTTCGTATTGCCAAACATATGCTTGAGCATCTGCACCAATGCCAACAAATATACCATCTGTATTTGTCTGTCCGGTGGTTGTTCCGTTGGTAAATCTAATGCCAGTTGAAGTTGCTGTTCCACCGTCTACATGAATTTTACTTACAGGTGCAGTTAAACCAATCCCCAACCTAACATTGGTGTTATCCCAAAAAAAGTTGGCATTATTTTGTCCAATATTTCCAGTAGAATCACCAAAAAATATAGAACCTGTTGTCACAGAAGTATTGTTTGGCAGTCTTGGTATTAAAGACCAACCAGTATCAGAACTAGTAGTCTTAATCCAAACTTTTGAATTTGTACTATCATCGATGGTAGCGATAGAGCCAATAGGCGCAGCAGTAGCTGCGGTAGATGGGTCAGCATCTACCGCTAATACGAATACTTGGTTGAGTGTAAATTGACCAATAATAGCCATGCTACCATCCTATATTATTAAGAAAGTGTGCTGACTTTATAGTTTACTGTCCAAGATACGTTGTTGTTGGCAGCGCCGTTTACTCGAACCAAAGCGTTAGTTCCAGAAACTGTAATAGTTCCGTTCCAAGAAGCTTGATCTTCAGTAGTGTAGTCAGTTTGTAGATTCGACAATGTTACAGTTCCACCTACGTTTTTTAAACGTGCAGTTCTGATGTATATAGATGAATCGCCAGATGCACCAGCAGTACCACCAGTACGACGACCGATGATTGTAGCCTCAACGTAAAGAGTAGAATCAGTTGGAACCGCAATTGTAGCAATTGTAGTAACTGTTGCATCAGTAGTTGAAACTTGAGCTTGCATCATTTCCAAGTTAGCATTTGTTGCAGCAGCGTCAACATAGCGAATTGCACCGCGCAAGAATGAACTTCCGTTAACATCCAAAGTTCTAGCAGGAGCACTTGTTCCAATACCTAAACGGTTGTTAGTGTCATCAAAGAAAAGTTTTGCGTTGTCTTCAGTGATCACCCCACCAGTACCAGCAAACAACACTGAACCTGGAGTTTTACCAGACAATGTAGCGTTTACGAAAGTTGGAGAAGCTGAAGTTCTAATATCTTGAACTGTAGAAAGAGCGATTGAGCCAGCGCCGTTAGTAATAACAACACCTTGGTTTGTACCTTGAGTGATGTTTGCAGCTACAGGAGCAGCACCAGTTGAACCAATCAATAACTGACCGTTTGTCAAAGCGGCAGCTTCAATAATTGCACCAGCAGATGAAACCATTATTCTGTTGTTGTTGAGTGCTGTAGAAGAGTTTGTACCACCATTTGCAATTGGTAAGACACCAGAAACATCTGCAGTTAAAGATATAGAAGCTTGGAAAGATGGAGTACCAGCTGTAACTTTAACAAAACCAGAGTTTGTAGATGCTGTGATAGAACCAGATGCATCTGAAACAAGCAATTTTGTTGCTGTCAAAGCAGCTAATTTTGTCAAAGCGATAGCAGCGGCTGCAGCTACCTCGTTGTTTGTAATTCCACCAGCAGCAACTCGTAATCCAGCAGCTGATTTACTTAAAGTTGTACCATCTAAGAGATGATCCAAAGCTGAACCAGAAAATTGCAAACCAGAAGCAGTTGCAAGATTGATAGAGAATTGGCCACCAGTAAGTGTTAAACCGTTACCTGCAGTGTATGTTCCAGCACCAGAAAACTGTGCCCAAACAATTGCTGTGGTTCCAATAGTTCCACCTTGATCAGATGTACACACCCAACCAGTTTCAGAATTTACAGTACCTTGCTCAACAAATGTAAATGCACTTGGAACTTCAGACCATGAATCCATGTCCAAAGAACGAGTCCAAGCACCTGCAGCAACAACGTAGATACCGTTTTGTGATTGTATCGTTTGGTTTTTAACTAAAACACGGTTTCCTGCAACAACAGAAATACCGTCGACTGTTTGAGGACCAGAAAGTGTGATGTTGGCAGTTGTGGCTGCTTTTACAGATTGCTTAGGGTCTAAGCCTGTGGCAACGCTATCGACATATGCTTTAGTAGCAGCATCTTGAGCAGATACTGGGTCCAACACATTACTAATTAACTGGTTACTCATATTGATCGGAGAAGTGAATGCTTTAGCTCCGTTTATAGTTTGTGCGCCTTCAGTTAAAACAAAATCAGCTGAAGTAATTGCATCACCAGGGTTAGGGATATTATATTGGATTGCAGCACTTCTAGTAGGTTGGGCAGCAACTTGAACATTGATATTTTGAGAGTTTTGAACATAAACGTCATCTACATAGTTTCCAGTAGATGGGTAAAGAGCTAAACAACCAGCAACACCAGAGTAAACCGTACCAGTAGTTGCCACCGTTCCAATTGCATCCCATGAAGTATCTGAACTGCCTGTTTTTAGATATGCATATCCAACAGTTCCACTGCTGTACACTGCAATAGCACCAATTGGTGCCGAAGTACCAGCCGATGCGCTTGGTACTGTATCTACTTGAATGATTTCGACTTCGTTATTTGTAAGTCTACCGATAATATTTGCCATTTTTTCCTCTTACCACAAACCTTGTGTTTCTAGACTAAAGATTGTCATTTTTTTTATTTTACCCCTATACGTTGGTTTCCAAAACCTCATATTGAACATGTCCTGTCCAGTAAGTGTCCGTATTTGTTGATGATTTTACATATATAGTTAACTCACTCACACCCATTGTGTAGCTAACATTGAAATTTTTATCCGTTTTATCGGTAAAATCTGTCTGCCAAGTCCTGTTTTCTTGGACATTTCCACCCTGCCTGAAAAACATGGCAGTCCGTTTAAAGCAAGCCATTCCAGTGCCATCTGACACCCTAGCGATTGCGTGAAACTCTACTTTTAAAATAGAATTTTGAGCTAGGGGTATTGCATAAGCAACAGCCGCTGTATTTGAACTTGTGGTCAAAGAATAAGTTTCTTGTCTTAAACCAGAATTGGCAAAGCCTGTGTGTGACTTTTGATGGAAATGAGCTTTTGGAACTTGCATTTCAGGACCCAAACCAAACTTGCCGTCCTTATCAATAGTCATCCTGTGTGTGTCGTTTGTTCTAAACGGCAAATCAACAGCATCTTCATTACCAATATAATTGATGTTTGGGTCAATACCTCTATTACCAGTGATCAACCAGTGGTTGTCACCCAATTCAATATCGACAATTACTTGCCATTGAGATGGATTATCTTTTGGTATTAAGTTGACGTTATCTTGGATTGCGATGTAAGACAATCCATCGTAAACAGCCAAATCACCCACGCTATAGTTGTGCGTAGAGTTCCAATTACCTGTAGGCTTAATTGGTATTTGAACATTTAAAACTACTGGAGCATCGACCAGTTTAACAAGTTTGAAATTACTCATAAGTCAAACCTGCCCTGTCATTCCAGACTTTATCGAACGAAGTTGAAGCCCATTTGATTGAAGTGACCGTACCAATAACTTCTATTAGACTGATCTTCCATTTAGCTTCAGACTCTAAAGAACCAACAGGAGCTTCGCCCAAATACATAAGGGTACTGCTAACTCTATCAAAGCGTAGGTCTAAGTCTACTGCGTCTGCTACAGTTATAGCTTCTGTAAATTTAATAGGTACTGGGTTTGATTGGTTATATCCGCGACCTAACTCATCAACAGCATAGGTTCTAATGCCAACAACAGGCTCTTGTTCATAAACCGCAGAGATAATGTCCTCTGGACGTGGTTTAGATTTTTTCTGTTCAATAACTTTAATTGAAGCAGACAATGCTACTGTATATGCAGATAGGTCTTGGCGAGAAAGAAACTCGCCCTTTGTATTGATTGGGCCAACTATGATTTTTGTTGCCGATAATACTTTTTTGATTTCTAATTTAGATAAGGTTGGTTTTGATGTAGCAGTGATAATGACTTCTTGTTTTACTCGAAGTCCAGAAACAGATTCTACTGTAACGGTTCCATCAGCGCCGCCATCTGCAATAAATGCAATAGGGCCTGTGGACTCCCACATTCTCTCACTAGCCATACCAATCCTCTAACAGCCGACCCTTCGGCTGCGTTTTGTGTTTTTTACTATTTCTTGAGATTTTCAAGAACTAGAGCGACAACACTCGCTAAAGCTGCCAAGAAAGAAACAATCGCAAAAGCGTGTTTCTTTAGAAAAGCTCGTGCCTTCACTGGCTCTTCTAGACTGTCTAGGCGTCTCTCATTTAATTCAATTCTAGCTTGATTATCCCTATGAAGCTTTTCCAACAGATCAGTACGACGCATGTGTTCAGCAACATCTTCTGTATTTTTAGATACTGTAACTTTCATTTCTTGAACGTCGGAGTCTAATCTTTCGAGATAGACTCCGTGTTTAGAAATTTCATTGCCTTGATTTTTTTGATCTTCTCTCATCTCTTTAAGAAGATCGAGCATAATTTGTATGTCTTCTCTGTTGGGCATAACCACTTCATCCTACGTTGCAAAAACAGAACCAATTAATATATTACGGTAAATTTACCGCGCCACCCTCATCTTGAGCGCCTGATTCATCAGAAGCATGTGTTCCAAGATAAGTGATTTGGATACGCGAAGTGGATTTAGCGTTTGCACCAGTCGAGTAACTGATAGGCAAGCAGTTTTGAACAACCATTATTGGTTCTCCACCTGCAGCACTAGTGGTGTCGCGGTCAACCATTGCAAGAGTAACACCCTCAAGATTCAAAAGATCTTGAAGTTTTGGTACTTTTGGAAGGACGTGACCACCGTTACCGATGATTCTAAATCCAGAGCAGTTAACAGTAACTGCTTCGTAAGATGTTTGAGTGATTTCAGCTGCGCTGTAGCGACCCAAAATGTGGATTGCTTCAGCACCGATATTAACTGCATAAGAGCAGCTGTCAAAGATGCCGACAAGTACATTTTCTACAAACACCTTCGCTCTGGCCCCTGTCATCACTTTAGCTTTTGCCATATTAATTCTCCTCTTTCATAATTTCAATGAAATATTTTTTACTTTTATTTAAACCTAAAACCCATTTATTAACAGCTCTTTGTGAAACTTTTAATAATCGAGCGCATTCATGTTGATTGCTTCCACAATAAACAACATTTCCATCTTTATTTGTTAGGCGAAAAACTTTTCCACCTTTTGCAATAGACATTTCATTTCTTTTTTCAATACTAGAAAATTGTTCAATTGCTTTTCTTCTTAAATGCTCAATGCGATAAGGGTCTTGCATTAATAATAAAGATTGTTCTTTATTAAAATTTGGATTATTTAAGTGAAATTTTTTTATTCCTTCTAAATTTTTGACGGCTTTCATCCCATTTTCTCTAGCGATTTTACTTTTTTCTTCACTAGAAATATGGGGAATGTATTTCTTACCCTTATTTGCCTTGGAAATTTTGTCTTTAATTTCTTGTGGCATTTTATAATTTTTACCACCAGGTAAAATATTGTATCCAAATTTCTCGTCATTTGAATTGAACATAGCAATCATTTCTGTTTCTGCTTTATTTAATTCATCTAAATTGGTATGTGTTGAAATCTCTTCGATATAAAAGGCCCCAACACTGTACTTTCTCATTGCTCTATAAAGTGGATAATCTAATTTAACGCTATCTCTAAGATGTTGTTTCCATCTGTTAGACAAAGTCTGTGTGGTTTGACCCACATAGACCTTATTGTTAATTAAATTTGTTATTTTATAAACAATCACGTTAAACCTTAAGCCGCACTTGTTACTTGACTTACCTCAATTGAAATAGGGATGAACAAGATTGCTGTAGCAAGCTTGACTTCAACAGAAACTTCCATGATAGGGCCGTTAATGCTCACTTTAGCATTCTTAAATCCAAGTGGAGCGTCGTCTGAAGCTGCAAGCAATTTTTGCTTTTTGTATTGGTCCATTTTAGAAGCCAAGAAAGCAATTGCAGTTGAAGGGTCAACATCAGCCAACGATTGACCAACAAACGCAGTTTGGAAACTAGAAGCCAAGTCCAAAGAAACAAGGTCAGCATCGTAAACAGCTTGGATAGAGTTGTAAACGAAGTTAGTATCCACACCGTAAGTAGTTTGGTCACAAACCCACTTAGAACCACCAACAGACTTTTCAAGGAAAAGCAAGCCAGCATCCAAAGCATCTTCGATGTCGCCAGGTGAACCTGAATCGAAACCAGTTGGGTCAACAAAGCTAATTACATTAGCATATTTGTTAGTAATTGATTTATAGAAACCAGCAGCTTGCATACCAGCAGCGATAGCTGCAGTGTGCCAAGGTAATTGAACTACAGTTGAACCTGCAGAGTTAACTTGACTTGTTTTTTGCATAGCAAGTGACACACGGTAGTGAGCCAATTCGCCAGATTTTTCTTTAGCATCTGAGTATGAACCCCAGAAAGACAAGAAAGCACTTCTGTGTTTTTTGATCTTAGCTGTTGACATTTTAAGAACGTGGCTCTTAATCAAAGCGTTTACTGCGTCAATAGTGTAAGTAGAAGATGATTCTGTCAAGCTTTCAGCGATGTCTTCAGAAGCGTCTCTTGAGAAAAGAGGTACAACAAAGTTTACATCGATACCTTCAAGGTCAGTCATTGCAGTGGCAATGTCAGCCGCAAGTGTTCCACCTTTAGCTCCACCAGTAAGGTAAGCTTTGGTAGACATTACACTTGGAAGACCAGCAACAGCTGTCGCAGAGAAATCCAAAACTGCAGATTGAGCTAAAGCTTTAGCTACGTTTGCAGCACCGCGTTTGATTCGGCCTGGTTTAAGACCAGCTGAAGTAGAGCAAATACCAACAGCAGATACATCGTCAAGAGATGCAGGTGAAGTTTGTGATGCACTAGCTACTGCAGAGCAGCTATATCCAGGTTGAGAAGCGATGAAAGAAGCAAGGTCAGAAATAGTTGTGTACTGAGACAAATCGATTGACAAGTCTGAACCAGCGCCGCCAGTTACAGTTGTAGTCAAAAGTGAATCAGTGATAGTGCAAGTTGCAGTTGTTCCAGCATAACCGATAGTCAATGCAATAGAAGCAGCAGCAAGGAAAGCTTCATTTACATTTGTATCTTGTCTAGTGATGCTAATTTGTACTTCTGGCTCAGCAGAAGAAACGATAAGACCAGCAACGTGTCCAAGCAATGCTAAAGAACCAGAAACTGCATCAGCAATCTCAAGAGACTTACCATAACCTTTGCTGTTTGCAGCTGAATCAGCGTCAACAGTTAGAGCAAGGCTACCAGCAGCAGCACCAGCAGAAGCTTCAACACCAGCAGGCAAGAGTGAGTTAAGCTCAATTACAAGGTTTGAAATAGAATTGTGGTCTGCAGCAGTATTACTAAGTGTAACAGTAGTTTCTGCTCCACCGTTCAAACGAACTTTAATAGAAGCTCCGTTTAAAGCTGCACCGAAAGAAGAGATAACACTTCCAGTTTTTGAAGGTGCTACTTCACTAACAGATTGCAATACTTGGTAAGCATATTTATTACCAGACAATCCAAAGTTTTTGTCTTTAAGTGTACCGTAGCTTGTTGCCATAATAGCTTGAGCTTGTGACGATACGTTAGTTTTTGCAATGTAAATGCGATTAGCTGAACCAGTGATGTTAGCGTCTGAACTTGGTGACGCGATAGCTCTGAAAGCGTCAACGATAGGACCACTTACATATTTTGCCTGTACTTCTGCCAATTGGTCTGGTGTGAAATAGTTATCTTTCAGTAGGTCACCCAAAACTGAATCGATACCTTTCACAGCCGCTCCACCAGCAGCCTCTCCGATAATAACGATATTACCAGAACTTGCAACACCGACAGGTGTTGATTTTACTTTTACATCAAAATACGAACCTGGTCGATTTGTATTCACGAAAGAAGTAGTTACTCTTTGTGCCATTTTAATAGTCTCCTTGCCTTAAATCTTATATCCGAAGTTTTTAATACCTTCGTCGAATTTTTCTTTTGTATCTAAACCTTTAGTTTGTAGGTGCTTCCAAAGCACTTCTTCTAGTTCAGGCTTAAGATTCAATTTTCTTTTTAATCCAACAAAGTATGCTCTGAAATCCTCTCTAGGATTTTGAGCCGCTTCCGAAGCTAGATGCATTGTTTGCTCTTTCTTAGCCATTACTTTCCAGCCTTCGGTTTAATACCAAGTAACTTTTCAGTTTCCTTGTTTTTTTCCATCTGCATTTTAGGTTGTTCCTTAATTTTTGCAGCTGGAGTTGGTTCTGGCTTAGCTCCTGAAAGCTTTTCACCCAATCGTGAATCAGCAGTAGGTCCGCCAGATTTTTTCATTTTACGTTGCAACATGAACTTTTTAAGTGTCTTACCAGGCTTCATGTCACCGCATTTGTCAACCTTTTCAGATTTTTCAAATGGTTTCTTTTCATCTTTAGCTGCAGCTTTTACTTTATCTTCAGGTTTGACTTCAGATTCTTCTTCGTCGTCGCCTTCAGCTTCTTTTGCAGCTGCTTTAATTTTATCTTTATGATCGGCGTCTTCACCAGCTTCGCCATCGCCATCCAAATCATCGCCTGTTTGCTCTTCAGCTTCTTCAATAGCGTCTTCGCCATCTACATCGCCATCGCCATCTTTGTCAGCCAATGACATTGCATCAGCACCGTCGATGTCGCCGTCACCGTCTTGATCGGCTTCAGCTGGATTTCCAGCTTTCTTTTTAGACTTCTTTTCACCGTGAGCGCCAGAGTCTTCAATATCAGCATCAGCCAAATATTCAGGAGCCTCAGCGTCGTCGTTATTAGGCTCTTCGCCAGCTTCGATTTCGTGTGAGCTATTAGCCTTGAAAAGACCGCTGCTTTTCATCATTTCGTGGGCTTTTTTCAATACAGCTGCAGCTACTTCTTCTGCACTATATAACTTTTCATTTTGCTTAGGTTTTTGAGCCATTTTTATTCCCCAAATGTCTTTTCATTACATCTCTAAAGATTGTGATTTTAGAAGATTTATTGATGTAAACAATTCGATCATTTGCCTTTCTTTTTCAAAAATTTTTTTAACTTCTTTACGCCTTTTTCGTGTAATTCCGATGACTTAGCCTTGTTGATAACATTTGTCTTTCCACGAGTGGGAAGTTTATCTGGGTCAACTTGTGCGACGTAATTTCTATCCAAAACATCCCGAACAACCTCTTGAGTAGTTGTCTTAGGATTGGCTTTCTCAATGGTTTTAAGAACCGATTTGTGAATCGATTTTTCGATAGGTTGTGTGTCTTTATTTGTCTGTTTTTTCATATACCACCAATAAATCTAAAGATTACTATTCTTCATCAATCGTAACCCAAACATCGCCATCCTCAGATTCATCTAAGGTGTCGGCATTACTAATGATTTTAATACCAGTGTCATATACAACGCCCTCTTCCCTGTCTGGGTCATTCAAGTCAATTGCCTCAACAAACCGCTTAGGTGTTTTAACCCAAGACTCTTCAACTTGACCTGAAAGGGTAATCCAACGTGAATAGACGTTTTCTTCGGCTAAGTTATCGTTTCTAATCATGTCTGTTGCAGAAAGATTTGAAAGTTGGAAGTTATTGTATTCTAACAAACCCTCTCTATATCTAAAAAGAGCGTATTTTACGACGCTAAATAAGAATATAAGGGTTGATGGGTCACCATGTGCATGGCATCCAATGTTATATTGTTCTTGAGAAATAGCTCTTTCCCTACGAGCCCTATAAATGTGGTACTGTGGGATGATTGCTAGTTCGCCTTTTGGAAGCTTAGAGCCCACTTCGATTTGCAAGCCGTGAGTTCCAGCCTTACCTTCAATTACGAAGGCTCCACCAGTTTTAGGGTCTAGTAATAACATACCCTTATCAATATATCGATACTCTTCAACAGAGTCTGGTATTTCAACAATGCCTGTTTCTGGGTCGTATGAACTTGGTTTAAAAGGACTGACTAAAAATTTGATGGGCTTGCCAATTTGGTTTGGTGCGTAGTCTTCAAAGGCAACAGATTGATCGCCAAGGGTCGCCAAAGACTTATCTTCGTTAGAAGCACCAATTGAAATAGTAATACATGGATATTCCATCTTATCGATGCGTTGAGCCATATAAACTGGAATGTTGTTGTTTAGGATAAATTCTTTGGCCCTATTGATTTCTTTTAAACCATAGCGTTGAGAAAGAATTGGATTTTCAATTAAAGAAGAGAAAACGTCATGAATAACCCATGGGTTTTTACGCATGTCATCTAAAGCCAATTCAACAGCTGCTTTAATGATCAAATCACCTTGAAAAATACCATTGATGTCAGACATAATTACCCTTTCTTACTATACTTCTCAAAGATTGCTGGAAGTATATCTTTTTCCCAAGCCTTAACTGCCCAATCAAAAGCCTTATCCATCAAATGGTTACCTGGACGACCTGGGTGTATCCATAAACCTTCATTTTTATGTTTTTCTGTAATAACCCTAAAAGTCATCACTTCTCTTTTTACAGTCCCTTTTTTCTCTTGCAAAGCTTTGTGGGCTTTTTGAGCGTCCTGTATTCTATTGCCCTGTTGATCATAAACATTCTGGTATATGGCAACACCAGCGGTTAAAGAGTTCTTGTGGTGAGCTTTTTGAGCCAATGGTCTTGCTGTTTCCAAGTCGAATTGATGAATCAAACCAACCCTAGGAGAGTCGTTTTCATCTCTTTCGATCTTTTTCCAGTTAACGCCCTTTTTCTTTAAGGCGTATTTAATCTCTTCAGTTAAATCATTTGCCTTTGCAGATTGCTCAGTTGGATTTTTACTGTGTTGAAATGGAATAACTGCGTATTTACCATTTTTACCAGTCTTTGCAGACTTTCCATTCAGTAATTCTTCCATGAAGCCAGACTTTCGCCCTTCTTCAATCCACAATGCAGGTTCTTTTAAAGTTACAATCCAAAAACCAGGTGCAGGGTTTGAAAACTCTACATTATCTTTGTAAAGCTTTTGAAGGCTAGTAAGCTCTTCTCCTGCGAGTTCCAGTGTTTTTGCATGGGTCATGTTGGCTAGATTCTCGACGCCCTCAGTAAGATCTTTTTTAATATCTTTCTTGAGGCCGTCCATCTTGTCAGCTAAACGCTCTACATCAACATGAAACTTTAAATTATTACTCATCGTCGCTGCTCGATTGACCAGCTTGGTGAGTAGGTCTAGAACCCATGTAAGGTTGGTGAGACCTATGTTTACCACCCATTTTAGGATGGTGTTGTGGTTGTTTTTTCATACCAGCACGGTTGTAGTTTCTAGATACTGGGTCACCGTCCCAATCTTTAGACATACCAGTAGTACCTTGACGCCAAGCTTCTTTACCTGTGCGCCCATCGACAACTTTAATTTTTCCGTCCTTTATAGAACCAATCGGAGCCTGTGGCTTCGCGATATGTTTCGTGCCTTTATCTGGCAAACTCATCGGACTTTTCGGAGCTTGCCCTATTGCTTTTTTCCAGCAGGCCCTTTTTGTGGAGGTTGTGGTTGACCATCGTCGCCCATTTCCATGTTTTGCTCTTCAGGCTCAGCACCCTCTGATTCAGACTCTTCCGCACCTGGAAATTGATCTTGTAACTCAGCGTCAGCTTCTTGGTCACCCATTTCTTGTTCAGGTGTAAAGCCAAGTTTTTTAGCCATCAAAATCATTGATCGCAACATAGTAATAGTTGCATCATATAATTGAGGGTTTTGTTCGCGAGCTTGTTCAAGCATGTCTTTATTTTGTTTGAAAGCCATCAAAGCAGAAACAATGTCTTGTTTCAACTCTTGAGTCTCATGGTCGTCGATGCCGTCACCCTCGTCTTGAGGCGCGTCCATATCACCTTGATCGCCCATTTGATCATCGCTAGAACCATAAGGTCCTTCGCTATCGTCAGCGCCTGCAGCTTCCATGTCACCATGAATCATATCTTTAAGGTGATCGTCTTGATGTTCTTCAGCACTCTGAGCAACTTCATCGTTACCCAAATCTTGGTAAGCAGATTGTCCTTTAATACTTGGGTCAACCATAGATTGGTCAGCATGGTCGTCTTCGTTATCTGCACCTGTATCGTCAGTTTCATCGCTGTCAGCAGTTTCTTCGCCATCTTCCATAGCTTCTTTATCTGCATCAACTTCGCCGTCATCGTCACCAAAATCTTGACCGTCTTCTTCACCGTCAAATTCATTATTGTCAACTTCTTCTTGTTGCTCATCTTCTTCAGTTGGTTTACCCATCTGAGTTTTTGTTTTGTGAGGAGCTGTACCAGACTCTGGGCTATTTAAAGCCTCTTCATTGTCATTTGAAATGTCATCTTCATTTCCAATGCCAGGTTCTTGATCTTGCTCGTCGTTATTTAAAGCCTCTTCTTGAACTTGATCTAATTCAGGTTTATTCTTAGGAGCGGCTTTAGGGTCTGTTGGTAATTGGTCGTCGTCTTCATCAGAAAGACCTTCGTCGTCACCTTGATCAACACCAGCTTCTTGCTCCATGTCTTGATCGGCTTCATCTTGAATATCTTGACCTTCAGGCAAAGATTCATCGCCACCTTCGTCCGAAAGGTAGTCTTCAATAGCTGGTTCGTAGTGTACTACTTGATCTTTACCGTTTAACTTACCGTAGATCAAAGCTTTAGATGCTTGCGACATAGAAGAACCAACGCCCATTGTAAGGGAGTGTCCAGAAGTTTCTTGATATTGACTTCTGATTTCTTCAAGAGAGTCCGCAGCCTCATCTGGGATTAGATAAATAGCCTCGTCACCAGAGCCAGTGATTTTT